ATTACTTGATAATTTGTTATACATCTGCATAAACCTTTTCTTACCCAAATCTTGCTCATTTAAAACTTTATAAGTTGGATATTTTTTTGCAGCAGTTTCAATCTTTTCTCCCTTTTTTTCAATATTATCAGCTGCCATAAAGTATGCTGGTAATTCTGTAAAGCCTGTACAACTTATGTTTACAACCCAACCATCACCATCCATACCAATACTACCACCAGTTATAAATCCTAAATAGCAATCATATAATCCACCACTCTTACTTCTTCTCTCATTTATTTTTGCAAAGTTTTGAGTATCGGTTATATAACTTTCAGAAAGAGTTGATTGATATGTTGCTAATGCTGCTTTTTGATTCCAACCCCATTCTATGTAAATTGTAAAACCAGGTTCTAAAAAATATTTTGTTATTTCATTTAATTGAGCTTCAGTATATACTTTTATTGAAAAGCTTGCTTTACGAGAAATATTACCACTACCTTCATCTATTTCAATTGATGTAATGTTTGGTTTTGGTTTTAATGGTTGAGCTTCTCCAGATGCATATATTGCAGTACCATCCCATGTTACACCAATAACTCCAGAATTTGCTGAGTTTCCGTATATACTTGGTAATGTTTTATCACCGGCTGCTTTAAAAATACTAAAATTTGGATTCGATAATAATACACATCCATTACCAACACCAGAAGCAACTCTAACCCATGCAGTTAATCCACTTATACTTAACTGGTCTTTTTTTCTTGAATTTAAAGTAGTCTGAACATAGTCTGATATGTTCGAAAAATTAGGAAATGATGACATAACAATTATTTAGTTTGGTTGTTTTCTATCTCAATATAATTTAATGGTATTCTTAAAATTGTACCATCTTTTAAACCCAATGGGGCATTATGTATATTATTGGCTGCTGCTATAATCCACCAAAGAGATGAATCATCATAATATTCATAAGCCAATGTATCTAAACGGTCTCCTGTTTCAGTAGCTACATAAACATCATCATCTCTCAACGGAATATTTGGATATACCTTTGGGGTATAGACAGTTTTTCCATCAATTGATTTTTTAGTTTTGTTATTTAAGTATCTACTCATATTAATAATTATTTCTAATTTAATTAGTTATTCCTAAAGCTTCTAATTGTTTAAAATAATCTTCAGTAATTACTTCTTCTCTACTTTCATAGCTTTCATTTTGAGTTGGAACTTGTATTTCCTCTTCTATCACATTTGGAGTTTTTTCCGGCTCAACTCTTCTATTAATCGTTGGTTGTGTTACCGGTAATCCTCTTTGTATTTGTCTGTTATCTTCTTCTCTAACACTTAATGGTGAATTAGATGGTACTGAACCCCTATCTATTGTAGCTACCTCAGCTCCTAAACTATTTTCACTTTGTGGTGGAGTTGTAACTAAATTTACAGGAATAAATCCATATTTTGCTACCGTATTAGCTCTTGATTCAATAAATTTAAGAGTAATTGCAACATCAACTATTGTTGGTAATTTATAATCACTAACTTTAGCTTGCTTGCCATCTATTCTAACTTTTGCACCTTCTGGCAATCCCACCGAACCAACTTCCCAAGGTGTATTATCATCTATTGTATATGATAACGATTCAATAAAACACTCTTTACCTTTATAAAGATTACCCAAAGTAAATTTAATAAATGGTGGTTTAAAATATGTACTTGTATCACTATATACAATAGGATATGTTAATCCGGTTAAAAAATTAAGTTTTTCCCAAGCAATAATATGTTCAGCAACATTCATAGAATAAACTTTGAAATTAAACTGAACACTTCTTTCTACACCACCATATGTATAATGATTAAATGGAGAACCTAAGAATTTTGCACTATCCCAAGTTGGAGATATTGTTTCACTCAATCCACTAATAGTTGCTCTAAATTGTACAGTCTTTTTAGAAGTTACTGAATAGAATTTTAATGGTATAAAATCATAATCATCCAAAGTTCTATCACCCAACGTTAAACTTTCACCATCATATGGCATTTTTTGGTTTATAGCATCCCCAACGTTAGTAAGACCTCTTTGTACCAACAAAGAAGTTTTTTTCTCATCTTTTAATGTTGAATATAATTTGATTTCATTTCTATCAGGTCCACCTGAAGCTATACCCCCTTCAGAACTATTTATAGCCTCTTGTAAAGCTGCTAATTTAGTTGAAAGGTCATTTCTTAATGAAATATCAGTTGCTGCTCTATCAACAGTATCTGGATACGTCATTTCAGAATCAAATGTGTTTACATTTGGATTGTTTACAACCTCTTCACCTTTTCCTGCTAATTTTTGCTGCCCTTCCTTTCTACCGCCACTTAATTTTTCTTTTGAAGATTTACCAACTGATTTTAATTTATCTTTTGTTGAAGCAAATGAATTTACACTAAGTGGTGGAGTTATTTTATCGGCAGATGGTGGGTTTGATAGCCCTCCTTGAATTTTAGCAGCAGTATCACCACTTTTTTCTAATTTTTTATCAATATCCTGTCTACTTTTTAATACAGAGGATAAATCATTTCTACCAGCTACATCATCAGCCGAAGCATCTATTGTAGAACTATACTTTAATGTACTATAATATAAAGTTGGTTCGCCTACATTTTGTTCTGCTAAATTCTGACCACCAGTCTTTCTACTACCAAATAATTTTTTTCTTACCGAATCTTTTACTAACTGAATACTATTACCAATAGCTGCATTTGCTATTTGTTTTGGAGTTCCTTTGATACTATCTTTTAAAAGTTTTCCAACTAAATTACCAGCCGCATCTTTCTTAATTTCGGCAAGAGTAATCATAGTATCGGGTTCTTTTCCAACTTTAAATTTATCGTTTTGAGATATTTTAGTTGGAATCATTGTTTCAGGAAAAGCAATACCTAGTTTAGATGTAATTTGAAGTGCCTTATCTTTAACTTTGTTTATAGCATTTCCTATTATTCCATTATCACCTTCACCACCTGCAGCAGCATCTGCCATTACAGTTTTTATGTTTGTAGTTCTGGTTTTTAATCTGATTATATCAGTACCATAAATTACGGGAGATGATAACCCTCTGATTGTTCTTAAACCAACTGCTTCTTCCTCTAAAAATTTTTCACTTAATCTTGCAGTTAATGTACTACTATTTCTTAATTTTTGAACTAATGGGAAAGTTGTAGCATTAAGAATTCCATTAGAAGTAGTAATTCTTATATCCTTACTATTTCTAATTTCATACTTAGCTTCAGCGGTTTGTCCGTTGTCTAAGACTTTGGTTCTAAATAATTCTTCTATTGTTTTTCCCATTGTTACTTATTAACCTCCATATGAGTTGCTAGATACTTTACTAACAACTTTGGTAATTCCAGATGTAACTTTACTACCATCCATATAAACAGCTATTTTACCAGCATTTAAATCTTCTCTTAGTGCTTTAATTTCAGTTATTAATTCATCCATTTTAGCACCCTCACCACCCGCTTCTTCACCACCAACTCCTAATAATGAACCAACTCCAGTTGCAATTGCACCAACTGCTGCTACTGCTAATAAACCAGGTAATGCTATTACACCAGCAGCACCAACTGCTATCAATGATGCCGATAATCCCATCAATGCTAATGATAATGCTGCTATTGCTGGTATAAATGTTACCATACCCATTATTGCTTCACCGACCATTGTTAAATTTGGAACTAATGTTCCTATACCAGCACTCATCATTTGAAAACCAGTTCCAATTGCCTGAAGAGCGTATCCTAATACCAATACAGATGCTGCTATTACTAACATTGCCGCTGCTCCAGCTAATATTGCTACTGCACCAACACCACTTGTCATAATTGCTCCTAATAAAGCAACTGCACCAACCAATGCCAACATAGATACCACAGCCATACCAACAGCTTCCCAACTTACTTTCATAAATTCTTGAACTGCTTTTCCAAATACAAATACAGCTGCTGCTACAACTAACATTGCTGCCGCACCTTTGAGAACTTCACTCATTTTAATTTTGGACATAGAATCCATCAATCCACCTTTTTTACCTACATCCGGTCCATCGGGAACTTTTACTTTATTATCACCCAATGCACCAGCTCCAGCTGCTGCACCACCACCAAATAAACTACCAATCTTTTTAAATGGCGCACTTACTAAATTTTTTAAGAACCCTCCCGTACCTTGTGCTATACCTTTTACATCAACTCCCATTTGGGCAAATGAACCGCCAAGCTGAGCTCCGGCCATTATCATACCACCCAATGATTTTAATGATGTACCTAAATATTTGTTTAACCCAGCATCTAAGGTTTCACCCATTAAACTGAACTTCTCATTAAGTTGTCCACCAATTGTATTTGCGTTTTCTTGCTGAGTTACCATTTTTTGAAGTTCATCAACCGTTGTACCCAATAAATCAGCCGTTGCTTTCTTTTGGAAATAATCCATTTTGTTGAAAGCATCCACGCCACCCAATGCTGCTAATGTTTCTTTTGTTGCACCAGCTATATCACCTTGATAAGCTAATGAACGTGCTCTGTCTAAGTTAATGTTCTTACCTAACATAGCACCCAATTCCAATTCTTTTGTAATTGATGATTCAAAATCCAAAAGGTTTTCAGAAATACCGGTCATTGTACTAAGTGATACACCCATCTTTCTAGCTGCTGCTCCAGCCTCTATAAGATTCTTACCACCTTCTTTTCCAAATAATGCAAACTCTTCAGCAGAACCTGCCAAATCAGCCATTAATTGTGATGGAATTATTCCGTTTTGTTTTGCAAACTCTTGTGTTGATTTTGTTAAATTAAGAGCCGCTTCTTCACTATTACCATTTAATCTACTAAACGAACCTAATAATCCAGCTGCTTCAGTTCCACTAATACCCATATTTGCGGATATCAATGATGTTGAAGCTTGTAATTCGGCTGATACGTTATTTATTCCACCAAATTGGTTTGCTAATTCTTTTGCATTTTCAACAGCATTATCATCAAAGAAAGCTAAAGCAGTTGTACCCATTTCAGATATACCACCCAATTGTGCTCTAGTTTCGCCTAATTTTTCAGCAAATACACCAGCACCAATTGCCAATCCTCCAAAAAATCCACCAGGCCCAGATGTTAATATCTTAGCAGTATTTAATACACCTCTAAGTGTTTTACCAATACCTTTATATACATCTATTTGTGATTGTAAATAATCTTTTGTATCAGCAGATACAGTTGCATATTTTTCAGCAATTTGTAAAGATTGCTCTTGAGAATTTACCATTAGCAACAAAGCATCAGCTTCTTCGTTTGTGATTTCTCCCAACGTTTGTTTAGCGGTAATAGTTTCTTTTATTCCATTTAACTGAGAATTATATGCATCACGAATAGATTGTTGAACTTCTAAATCATCAGGTCCACTTTCTGCTAATTTTTGCTGTAATCCTTGTAATTCAGTTACACCAGTTAAAGTACTATTTAAAATTTCTTTTTTAGTTTCATCAGCTAACAATCCTTGCTGAACTGAAACTAAAGATGCTTGTGCAACTTTTAAACTTTGAGTTTGTGATGTTGTTAATCCCTTATATATTGATGAAATTGAATTAAGCTCTGAAGCTTGTGCCGAAATTGCTGCGCTTAAATCTAACTCTGCTTGTTTAGTACCTAAAGCCGTTTTTAATCTTTTTTCTTGAATAGTAACAAGCTTTGAAAGCTTGGTTTCCATCTTTGTAAGATTTTCAGACTCAGCCTCCGTCAGCTCTTTTTCTTTATTTTGAAGAGCCGCTATATCCTCTCGTAATTTTTTAATCTTTTCGAGTATTCCTATATTGGTATTATCAGCCATCTATAATTTACTTCTGTAATGATTTTACGATTCTTTTTAATTCCTCACCTCTATCTTCAATATCTTTCATTAATTTAATTGCTTCAGGTGGTAATTTAGCAGTTTCTGCTTTTTTAATTATTTGATTTGCAGTATTTCTCTCCAATCCCTTAAAAAATGCAGCAACGAATTTATCAGCCGCATCGAATAGACCTTCATTAATTTGTTTATTTTTATTGGACATGATATTCTTAGTTTATATTCTATAAATATTCGCAAATAAAAAAGTGAGGATTAACGCATCCTCACTTTAGGTACTTTTGATTTACTTTGAGCCTTTTTAACCTCTTCTGCTTCCTTTTTCTTAAATTCTATCAATTTGTTAAAATAGAATTTTCGTAGGTGGATTGGCATATTATAAACATCTGCCCAATTGAATCCCCCATTTCCAAAATAAACCAACTCCCAAATTTGTGTATGAAGTTGGACTTTATAATCAGTTGGAAGGGTAAAAAAAGTTAATCCCGAATGGGATATCCAGCGCCTCCGTTTCGCCAGTTAACTCTGAAGTGAATACGAATGTTAAATCCATATCAGGAGTAATTTGTTTTACATACTTTCTGAATGCTTTAGTATCTAATGCTAAAAATTCATTTAAAATCCATTTGTTGATATAACCTCTATCCTCCTTACCATCAACCGATGTAATCATATAACGGAATCGGGTTGTTACATCTGAACTTGTTTGTACGTTTTTATTTAATCTTTCTAATGCTTGTTGTTCTCTAGTTATTTCAATATCATCACCATGAGTTAATAATTTAAACTCAATTTCTTTTTTAGAATTTGGAAGTTTAAATTTATATCTATTTTTCTCATTTAATAACGAATCATCAACATCTTTTGTTTGAATCTTAGAAAGGTCAATTACAACTTTTTGTTTTTCTAAACTGAATGGGTCTGTTATTTCTACTTCATAGTCTGGTCCATAACCTAAAACTCTTGTTGCTAAAAGAATAGCATTTTTATCACCCAAAATAATATCATTTGGATTTACACCGGTTTCAACAACTACGGATTCAAATAATTTATCCAAAACTATACCTTTTTTAATAAGATTTTGCGAAGCAAGAATATCTTCTTCCTTTGCAGTCATGTACTTAATTTCAACAGTACCTTTTCTTAGTGGGTGTCCCTCTGGGTAGACTAATCCTTTTGATGGAAGTTCAATTATTTCCGTTGGGAAATCAAATTTTTTATTTTCGTTCATAACTAACTACGTTTGTTTGTATATATAAATACATAGATTTAAAAAATTTGGAAATAAAAAAGGGATACCTTTCGAGTATCCCTTTAGTTTATAGTTTTTTCTTAGATTAGAATTCAAGAATTGCGTAATCGTAAGATAATGTTAATTCAATAGTAGCAGGTTCGTTAGAATCGAATGCTAAATCACCAAAGTTAGCGGATTGAATAAATGCACCTTTAATAGTCCATTGTTCAATTTTATCACCAACAGGACCTAACATATAGAATGTGATATCTTTTTTATAGAAATCAGCGTATCCTCTTCTACCAGTGATTGATTCATGTCCCAAACGTACCCACTCCATAACAGCCTGAGCTGCAGATGGTACAATCGGGTCATAAAGAGTAACAGTAATATCTTGCCACTCACCTTTACCTTGCAACTTTCTTTTGATGTTGATGTGGTCTAACACAACGTTCTCAAATTGAATTGAAGGTCTAGCTGCCGCTTTTACCATATATGATGGGATACCGTCAATCTCCATCACATAACGATTCTTCATCTTAGGTTCGAAGTTCGTATAGAACATCTTATCAAACTCTAGTATTTCTGCCATTTTTTTGTCCTTTAATTTATATTAATAAATATTCGTTTACCTGTTTTTTAGTATTATGCTGAAAAACTTGCTCCAGTTGGTAAGATGTTGAAATCAATTACGATGAATTCAGCGGTCTTAGCCGGTTGTAAGAATATTTGTCCAGCCATAATGTTTCTATCTATAACATCAGGTGTATTGTTTGTTTCATCCATCACAACTTTGAATGCGTATAAACCTTGTCTTTGTTGAATTGCTTCTAAGTATGGGTTTACAGTGTTCAAGAATCTATTTCTAGTTGTAGAAGTGTTTTGTTCGAACACTAAGTAACGAGATGTAGATGCGATGTACTTCTTAACAGTGATAAGTAATCTTCTTACGTTGATTCTATCTAATGCTGAAGCCTTATCTTGCAATGTCTTCTGTCCGAATGCTACAATACCTTGTCCAGGGAATGCTGCGATTGGGTTTACTTTGTTCTCATATAGAGTGTCTCTTTCCGCATGTGTTAATCTATTCAATACACTAACTGCTCCTACGATACCACCTCTATTTAAACCAGCAGGTGCGAACCATTCTGCTGCCAATCTATCGTTACTAGCGTAAACCGCTGGAAGTAATGTAGATGGTGGAACAGTTGTAAGTTTGTTAGTATTTGTATCGATTGTTTTAACCCAAGGATAGTAAGTACCAACATAGTTAGAATCAACAGAGTTAGCCTCATCAGTTGCTTGAGTGATTGTATCAGCGTAATCGTTGAAATCAGCAATGTAGAATGAATCTTGTCTTTCTTCAACCATATCAATTACTCTAGTAGTGATAGCTGGGTGTAATCTTCTTACAATACCAGGAGTTACTACCATATTAATATCATACTCATCAGGATTAGATACTGCTGCGATTGCTTTAGTATATGCTACTGAACCAGATGATGTTGATGTAGAACAATTAAATCCTTGCGTATTTCCAGCACCCCATCCACTTTCACCAGCTTTAAGAATTTTTGTAGTTGGATTCATACCATCAAATCCATATTGGAATCCTAATACGAATTGTCTTTTAACCATATCACCAGAAACCGAACCAGTCATTTGATAAGTTAATCCATTTGCATCAAATGCAAAAGATACGTTAGAGCCAGTCTCAGCGTTTGTTGGAATTGGTTTCATATAATTTGCATTATCTAACTTAATTCCAGTTGTTTCAAAATCAAATCCACTAAAATATATTGGAGATGATGATGTGTTACCAGTAGAATTAGTTTGGTATATTGCCGCAGGTACTTTACGAGCTTGTGCAGCATCTACTGCTTTAATTGGATTGGTATATGCTCCATGTCCGAATGGTGCTGCTGATATTGGGAATGAACCTGCGTCAGAAACAACAACTCTCACATATTGTGATTTATTTGTATAATCTCCAAATTCAGTTATTTTACCATCTAAACCAATTGTGAAATATCTATCACCAATTCTTCTAGCTATATAGTTAGGAGAAGCAGGGTCTAAGTTTACATTATTAAATGTTTCAACAACACTCTTTCTCTTATCAGTATCACCAAATGAACGGATTGTTACAGTAAATACAGAATAATCAGTTGAACCATCTTCACCAGCTGCTTTTACATTAGAAATACCAATTTTAAATTTAGTATTATATAATGTACCATGTCCTAAAGTTACAAACTTAAATAAATCAAATCTATCACCACTAATCAATTGAGATTGTACAAATGGAGTTTCTGCTGCTTGAGCATCAAATGCGTAATCTTGTCTTTCTAATTGAGCTACACTAATTGATGTACCACCCTCAACACCCATTGCTGCGTTTGAATACGAAGCAGATGCTAAATTTTCAAAATATGTGTATGTGTATGCTCCTCTACTACCAAACGGAGAAGTACCAAATACATCAGAAAGGTCATTTGCATCTTTTGGTAAAATTGATGCAGATACACTAATCGTAGCCGATGAACCAGACCCTAAATAGGGTGCAGTTAATACAAATGAACCAGATGCAAATCCAGGTCCTTGTGCACTTACACTTGGTGAGGTAAAACCAACACCCTCATCTCCAAAGTTAGTTGAATATAAAGTACCTATAAGTTTTTCACCAACAAGACCACCAGATGCAAAAATACCAATTGGTTTTACTTGCTGATACCCACCAACACCACCAACTCTTACGATGGTAGCTACGCCAGCTTCTCTTAAATAGTTTTGTACTGCATATTCAGTATAATAAGTTCCATCAGGAGTTCCGAAAATACTTTCGAATT